AGCTTGGCAAGACCGAAAGCAAATTAAAGTGATTGCTCAAGAAATGGGACTTTCATACGGTTGCATTTATTTTCAACTAAAGAAGCGTTCCCTCGTTGGATAAATCGAAAAGATTTATATTTGTGTAAATAATGAAACATTTAAGAGGTAGGAGTCCTAAATGTTTCATAGGTGTTAAACCAACTAGACCCGACCAACTCCTACTGGCGGGTCTTTTTATTTTATGGAAGGCAAAAAATCATTTGTACTTTATACGGACCAAAGAGAAGTCTTTGAGGAACTTACCGACGAGCAAGCTGGTAAGTTGATTAAGCACATTTTTAGCTATGTTAACGACGAGAATCCCGAAACAGAAGACAAGTTTGTGCGCCTTGCATTTTTACCAATTAAGACTCAGCTTAAAAGGGACCTAAAGATTTGGGATGAAAAAAAACATTTAAGGTCTGAGGCTGGTAAAAAGGGAGGTCTAGCAAAAGCTAGCAATGCTAGAAATGACCTAGCAAATCCTAGCAATGCTACAAATTCTCTAGCAAACGTAGCTGTTAATGTAAATGGTAATGTTAATGTAAATGATAATGTTAATGTAAATGGTAATGTAAACAATCAAAGAAGCGCTGGCGCACTTTTTTCTTTGGAGGAGGTCTTTATTGATTTTAAAAAAGAAAAGCCTTTAAAGCGACCATATTTTGAAAGGATGGCGCACGTACATTCAACAGATAACGAAACCATTGAAAAGCTATTTGAAAAATGGGCAACAATTAAAGAAGGCGAAAGCATGACAATTGCAAAGGCTGAAAATAGTTTTAACCTTTACTTAGCCAACAATTTAAAAACCAACTACAAGCCACCTGAAAAGTCAAAGACTTACAACGTATTTGACGAAATTTATGAAGATTTACAAAAACAAAAACACCTAAAGAATGAATGAGATAATTTTAACGCACCTCCGAAAGATGGAGTTTGTTTGCGGACTGAAGCAATTTAAAGAATACAAAAAAGAAGAGGCAAGCGAGTTACTTGGATGCCTTAGTAAATTATTTGGCAGCTACGGCTGGATGACAGAGGCAAGAGTTGACTACATCCTGCACGCTGGAATGCGAGGACAATACGGCGATTTTTACCACGTAAACGAAAAGACAGTTAGCGTTTGGATAAATCAATATTATGCGCATCACCAAAGCCAAATTGTGCAAGAAGTCCAAGCTTTAAACAACAAAGAAAGCGAACCAACTAACGAAGAGATTGCCTACTGGATTGAGGTTGGTAAACAGATTTTTAGAAAAAATTACCAGTATGCAAAGGAGACAGGGTATTGCTTAGATATCTCAGAGTGGGGAATGAATTGGTTTAATAAGTTCCAAGAGAAAGGAATTTTAAAGCCTTGGGAGTTTAACGTGGAAGAGATGGAGAACGACGTTAGAAAAGAATTACGCTTGACGGTTAGATATGTAGACGAAACCAGCGTTGGCGCTAAGACAAAGAACAAAATTTGGAAGTTGTTTATTTTACAAGCAATCAGAGAAAACAAGGATTTAGATAAATTAATATAACCAAAACAATTATGAGCAAAATTTACGGAGGAAACGCAAAGCTAGTTAAAACCAAGTTTGGAGAAATTTGGAAGGTTAGCCAATCAAGAAAAGACTTGGAAGGACTTTTACAATACCTAAATGACAACGATGCGGAATGGGTCAACCTAGACATCAAGGAAAAGCCACAAATTGTGGAAGGTAAGCCAACGCATTATTTACAGGTTTGGATAAAAGAAGCAGTACAAGTGGCAAACAAGACGACAGAAAAGCGCATTGTCGAAAATGATAACTTACCTTTTTAAATGAAAAAAAACGATTTGTACGCAATCTTTGCAGCGCTGGTAGGCATTACCCTACTGGCTCTGCTAAAGATTTCTAGCCTACTGCTTTTTATTGTGCTGCTGGCTTTGTGGACATTGGCGTGGTCATGGATTTATGAACGCTGCAAATGATTCAGTTTAAAATAAACGAAAAGCCTTTAAGCGTCAATTTAGCTTGGCAAGGAAAACGATTTAAAACGCCAGCCTACAAAGATTACGAGAAAGCAATGCTTTTGCGTATGCCAGCATCCAAATTAGACACAAACCAAATGCTTAGGGTTGAGTTTTTCTTTGGATTCAGTAACAAGGCTTCTGACCTTGACAACCCAGTAAAGTTGCTTTTGGATTTGGCTCAAAAAAAATACGGCTTTAACGATTCCAATGTTTACGAGTTGAACGTTCGCAAATGCATAGTTAAGAAAGGAGACGAGTTTATACAAATGGGCATTTATCAGCTATTACCTTTTTAAACAAAAATCTAGGTTTTAACTTGGAATCAAATCGCAATCTTATATTTGCGTAAAGATTAAGCAAATGAGCATTTACGAAGGGTTACTAATTAAGAAAGCAAGAAAGCAAGCTGGCTACAATCAGCTAGATTTGTGCAAAAAAATTGGATTGAGTCATGCGCCAATAAACCACGTTGAAAATGGTTTGGAGTCAATAAGCCTTTTTAACTTACGCAAGATTTGTGAAGAGATTGGTTTGGAGGTAGTAATAAAGCGAAAAGATGGCTAAAGGTTACCCGATTTCAAAGCCTGACTATTCGCTGGAGATTCGTTACAGATTAAGAGACGGACAATGGTCCCCTTGGTCAAACAAAGGAAAGGGAAAGTTTGAAAGCATGGAAATAGTTCAGCGACAGATTAGAACATTGGCAGCATCTTACCAAGGAAGAGAGAAAGAAGTAAGATTTGAATGGAACGGGAAGCTTTGCAATTTTAGTGGCGAGCCTACTGGTCAAACAATAATATTAATGTAGTTATTTTGGGTTTTTGTTAAATGAAAAGGCTTGGGTTTTGCTCAAGCTTTTTTTTAAAATTTTAAAATATGAAAATTAACGAGGTAGGTTTTTGGGAAACAACAGACCAAACAGGACACGTTCACGACCTAAGCATTGCAGCTGCATTGTCCCAGTATTTAGCCGATAAGCAAGCCAAGACAGTTGTTGACTTTGGATGTGGACTTGGTGACTATGCAAAGGCTTTTAAAGCTGACGGCTATAAGGTGGAGGCATACGATGGCAACCCAAATACAGAAACGCTAAGTGATGGAATTGGCAAAGTGCTAGACCTGTCTAAGCCTTTTTATTTAGGCAAAAAGTTTGACGTTGTCATGTCGCTGGAAGTTGGTGAGCATATTCCAAAAGAATTTGAGGAGCAATTTATTGACAACATAACCAAGCACGCTAAAAAGCATTTGATTATAAGCTGGGCGGTAGTAGGTCAAGGTGGGGATGGTCACGTTAATTGTGCAAATAATGATTACATCATTGGGCAAATTGTAGACCGAGGATTTAAGCATAATGCAAAAGACAGTCAAACAATTAGGAACGCTGCAACAAATGCGTCTTGGTTTGGATACACGATTATGGTATTTGATAAAATATGAAAACGCAAAAAGTAAAAATTTCTGAAGTTAAAATGAATCCTAACAATCCACGATTGATTAAGGATGACAAGTTTGCAAAGCTGGTAAGGTCAATTAAAGAGTTTCCAAAAATGCTGGAAATTAGACCTATTGTTGTAAATGCTGACATGATTGTGCTAGGTGGTAACATGAGGCTAAAGGCTTGCAAAGAAGCAGGATTAAAAGAAGTGCCAATAATTTATGCGGATGATTTAACTGAAGAAGAGCAGAAGCAATTTATAATTAAAGACAATGTGGGATTTGGTGAATGGGACTGGGAGCAGTTGGCAAACGAATGGGATGCTGATAATTTGCAAGAGTGGGGACTAGACATCCCTGACTTTGGAGTAACCGAACTACCAGCAGCAGAAGAGGATGATTACGAAATGCCTGACGAAGTTCAGACAGATATTGTACTTGGCGATTTATTTGAGATTGGAGACCACCGTTTGCTTTGTGGGGATAGTACGGATAGTGATGCGGTTAATAAGCTAATGAATGGAGATAAGGCGGACATGGCGCACAACGACCCACCCTATGGAATGAAGAAAGAAAAAGACGGGGTTCTAAATGACAATCTTAATTTTGATGACCTTCTTGATTTTAATCTTCAGTGGATTCCACTTCAGTTTATTCATTTAAAAGAATCCTCTTCTTGGTATTGCTGGGGAATCGATGAACCTTTAATGGATATTTATTCTGAAATATTGAAGTCTTACATTAAAGAAGACAAAATGTATTTTAGAAATCTAATAACATGGGATAAAGGAAACGGTCAAGGACAGCTTTCAAATGTTAGAAGAAGCTTTGCAAATGCAGATGAAAAATGTCTTTTTATTATGTTAGGTCAAGATGGTCAAAACAGAAAAACAGATGATTTTTATTCAGGATTTGAAAATATTCTAAATTGGTTAAAAAAAGAAAAGGATAAAAGTGGTCTTACAAATAATCAAATATTAGAAATCACTTCCTCAGCTCATACCCATTATTGGTCAAAATCCCAATGGGCATTTCCAACTGAAAAAGATTACAACGAAATAAAAAAAGCTAGTAATGGAAAGGCTTTTCAAAAAGATTATTTTCAGTTAAAAAAGGAATACGAAAAAGTTAAAAATGAATTGTATTCCTCAAGAGCGTATTTTGACAACACACACGACAACATGAACAATGTGTGGCACTTTAGCAGGACTAGCAATCTTGAAAGAAAAGACACTGGAAATCACGCAACTCCAAAGCCAATACCTTTGTGCGAAAGGGCAATAAAATCAAGCTGCCCAGATAAAGGTTTGGTTTTAGATATGTTTCTAGGCTCAGGGTCTACGATGGTAGCAAGTCACCAACTAAAGCGCAAGTGCTACGGTATGGAATTAGACCCAAAGTATTGCCAAGTCATTGTCGATAGGATGCGTAAATTAGACCCAGCTTTAGTCATCAAAAAAAACGGAGTAACTTTGTAATATGGCACGACCAAAATCACCAATCGACTGGATTGAAATGGGACGACTTGTCCAAGCTGGATGCACAGGCGTCCAATGCGCTGCCTATTTAGGCATTGACGAGGAGACATTTTACAACCGATGCAAGGATGACCTCGCAATGGGTTTTACCGAGTTTTTGCGGCAAAA